GGGTTCATGCCCAGCGCCGGGTTCATCATGTAACTCAGGTGCGCCTTGAGGTGGGCGATGTGGTCCTGCTCTGGGAAGGCCACGATCGGCTTGCCCAGTGTCGCCTTGACGTTCTCGTTGACGGCGTTCTGTGCATGCGGCTCGACGGAGGGCGCGAGAAGATCCTTGGAGTTCGGAACCTTCATCGTCTCGAGGATGCGCTCCTCAACCTTGCGCGCATTGTAGAGCTGCGGCATGGCCGCCGCGCGCTGCGCAATCGCCTGTATCTGCGCATACCGCTGCGCCTCGGAGAAGATGTTCGGATCCGACACCGGCACCACGTCGAGCGGGCCCTCGAAGTCGGCGCGCGTGGCCAGCTCCTCGCCAATCTCGGCCTCCACGTCCTCGTCGTCGAGGTACATGCCGTTCAGGCGGTGCAGGATGCGCAGCATGCGCCCCATGGCGTCGTGCAGGCGGCCGTGGATGGCGGAGAAGACCACCATGCCCTGCTCAACGCGCGCCAGCGTCGTCCCGACGGGCGTGTTGACGGTGTCGGTCGCCATGTCGTCCAGCGTCGTGCGGACGACGCCCTTGCCCGCGTCAACCAGCACGCCCAGTAGGGACAGCAGCACCTGACTGGGCGGATTGTACGGCAGGGGCATGGCCAGCTTGCGGACGTCGTCCACGTTCAGGCCGCCCTCGATCTCAAGCACCTGCGTCGGCTGGATCTCAAGCGTCTGGCCGCCGCGCGTGCCGCCCTTGAGCTTGAGCATGGTCTGCGAATTGGAGATGTGCGCGCTGTCGAGCAGGGCGCGCAGGGCGCCAGTCGCGGCGGCGCTGAGGCCGCCGATCATGTGCGGCAGGCCGATCGGGTAGGCGCCGCGCCACGGCACGAACGGGAACTCGACGAACCACTGCAGCTCCTCCTTCGTCTCGTCCAGCTCGTCCCAGTTGCGGTAGATGCTGAGCACCTTGCGGGAGAGCTTGTCGACAGTGAGGATGTAGGGCGCGGGCTCGACGTCCACGTCCTCGTCGGCGTCCTGCCCCTCGAGGCTGGCGATGGCGTAGATCTCGTAGACCGTCCGCAGGCCGTCCTCGTTGTAGCTCGTCTCGCTGCGCCCCTCGATCTTGTCGTTGGCCTTGGAGGCCTCACTGAAGTCCGGGTCGGCGCTGGCGGGCACCACGTCCACGTCGCGGTACATGCCGCTGCGCACGCGCTGCTTGTAGTCGAGCTGCGTCAGGTACTGCACATGCGTGCGGCGCTGGGCGCTGTAGAAGTTCGTCGCCGCGAATGGCAGGTACATGTCGTCGATCGCCGTGAACAGGAAGCCGGGCCGGTTGCGGTGCTCGTCCCAGCTCATCTTCAAGTACTGGGCCCCGCCCAGCGGCACCTGCGTCAGGAGCTGCTCGATCTCGGCGCGGAACTCGGGCGCCTGCACGGTGAGCTGCCAGTTCATGAACGCAGTCTTGCGGTGGGCCTTCTTGACGCGGGCCATCGTCAGCTCGCCGGGGATGAAGTCCTTGGCGGGTCCGCCGGCGGGCATGAGCTCCTTCATGGCGCGAGCCGCGAAGTCTATGCAGGCCTCCGTCATCATGGGGTGCACCACTTTGGATGCGCCTTGGAACTGAGCTCCGCCGGGTGCGTCGTTGCCTAGCCCAGTGCGGCGCAGGCCCTCCTCGTACTGCTCGTCGCGCTTCTTGCGCGCCTCGCGGTCGCGGTCCACCAGCTCGAGGAACTGAGACGCCAGCTTGTCGAGGTCCGACTCGGCCATCTCCTCGGCGAGGTTCTTGTAGAAGTCGGGCGACTTGGCCTGCTCGCTCTCCTCCTCGTCCAGCGTGACGATCGCGCCGCCGTCGTCCGTGTCCTCGACGCCGTCGTCCTCCTCGGCGGGTGCCGGGACGGTCTCGCCCTGCATCGGCTCGTCGAGCTCGTCGTCGGGCATCTCGTCGTCGGGCATATCGTCGTCAGCCATGTATGCCTCAAGCCGCGTAGGGGTTCACGACCGTGCGCGGCGGCGTCGGTTCGCGGATCTCAGTCTTCGCTTTTACAGCAGACAGCATGTTCTTGTCCATCATCAGGCGGATCGCCTGCGTGGCGCTGTCGACGTAGTCGTCGTGCTTCAGGCTGCCGCGCCCGGTGAAGCTGCAGAGCTGGTGCAGCAAGTCGTCGGTCCACGTGCGCGCCCGGCCGGGGAACTTGTCGCTCTCCGGCAGCCACACTTGGCGCCGGGCGAAGATCGGCGAGACGATGTGCAGGCGCGTCAGCTTGTCGGCGCGCCCGGGGTTGTAGGCGAAGGACGCAATGCCCTCGCGGTCGAGCACCTGACGCAGGCTGATGCCGCTGCCCTTGTCCTCAATCACGACGATGTCGGGCTTGCGGCCGCTGGTGCGGGGCTTGGAGCTGCCGAGCAGGGGCTTGATCAGGGCCGTATCCTGATCGTCGCCGTATGCCGTGTTGAGCTCGCGCTTCACCCGCTTGACCAGCTCCGGCAGGCCGAGCTGCTCCTGCCAGCAGTCCAGCAGCAGGACGTGCGACCGCTCGTCCACCGAGCCGTCGGGCATCTTGACCTTGTGGCGGAAGCCGCCCCAGACCGTGCAGGCGCTATAGTCCGGGTCGTGGCTCTTGCGGTCAATGGTCGCCTCGGTGAACGCCGTGTCCAGCGACATGACGATCCAGTCGAACACCGGCAGAGGCTTGGCCGCCGGCCAGAGGCGCAGCCACGATCGCTTGATGACGCCCTGCTCCTCCGGGTCGATCAGCTCGCCCTCCAGCTCTTGGCGGCCGATCACGGTGCCCTCGAACTGGGCGAGCTGGTCGAAGAAGCTCTGGGGCAGGTTGGCCTTGTTGTCGTAGGTGCTGCCCCGCACAAGGATGCGGCTGGGCTTGGGCTCGGCCAAGCGCCGGACCAGCTCGATCGGCTTGGGCGTGGTGGTCCACAGGATCCGTGGCCGGTCGCCGAGGCGCAGGCCCATCAGGGCCATGTCCCAAGTCTCCTGCGGGTATTGCCACGCCGCCAGCTCGTCGCACCAGATGTCGGCGTGCTGCGGGCCGCGCAGGCGCTCGGGCTTCTCGGCCGTGAAGCCGCGGATCATGGCCACCTTGCCGGAGAGCGTGCGCACCTGCACGATCAGGTCGGTGCTGTTGTAGTTGACCACCAGCTCGGGCGGGATGACGTTGAGCAGCCCGGCCGGGCCTTGGAAACACGTGAACTTCACGTCGCCGTAGGTGGGCGCGATCACCGCGCGATCGAGGCCGTCCGGGTCTTCGATCGCCTGCGCCGCGATCCACTCGGCGCCGACGCGCGTCTTGCCGTAGCCGCGCCCGGCCATGTAGCCGCACTCGGTCCAGTCGCCCGGCGGGGGGATCTGATCCGGGCGCGCCGTGTCGAGCCACCGCTCCTGCCAGATGTAGTAGCGCAGGACGTCGGGCGGCAGCGTGCCGAGCTGCGCCTCGGTCAGATCCTCGAGCCTCAAGGCTTGGCCTTGGGCTTGGGCGAAACCTCGCCGGTAATCCTCGCCGGGCCCTCGCCGGGCTTATTGGCGGCGAGCTTTCCCTCGATCTGCATCTGCTTCTTGCGGCTGCGCAGCAGGCCCAGCAGTTCGACGGCCAGCTCGGAGCCCTTGTCCTCGACCACGATGGGGTTGTCGGCGTCGCCGCTCAGGGCGACCTTGTCGCCGTACCGCTTGGGATCCCAGCACTTGAGCAGCTTGAGATCCGTCTCGATGATCAAGCGGTCACGCTGGACGTCTTTCGTGCTTTCGCCAAGGCCGCGCGCGGTCGCCCGGGCGGTGATGGCAATGTGGTCATAGCCGGCGGCTCGCGCGCGCGCATACGCGAGACCTAGTTCGGCGTCTGCGCGGCACCAATCATAGAACGCCGTGTAATGCGGCATTCCGGGTTCGCGCAGGATCGGCGCGAGCGGCTCGCCCAGAGCAACGCGCGCCAGCACGCCGTCAATCACCTCCGGGTCTGGCGACACCGGCGACTTGCGCTTCACTAGGCTGGGCGTGTCTGTGTTGTCTGCTGGCATATGCTGTCCCGCATCGCTCTGTGTGCCGATGAGATAGCACCGAGCGATCGCCGCTACAAGCTCAAGGCACCTTGCAATAAACTGCAAGCACCCCCGCAGCAGCAGCACTCCAGCACTCCAGCAGCAGCACTCCAGCACTCCAGCAGTTCCAGCACTGCTGCAATCTGCTGGTCCGGGGAAACAATTTACGAGCCCAGCAATCCAGCCCAGCGTTCCAGCACAGCAGCAATCCAGCTCGTTCCAGCAGTCCAGCAGCAGGGTCCCCCCTAAAGGGGGGTACCCCAAGATGCTGCAGGACGTGCTGGACCCATCGCCTGCTGCAGCACTCCAGCAACTACAGCATCTGCTGGAACTGCTGGAATGCTGGCTACCATTCGGTTGCACCTCCACACCACCCCATGCAAAAAACTGCAAACTGTTAAATTGGACAAACTGGTCGTCCACATTTCCTGTTTACCTCACCGCCGTCGTGCTATCACGCCTGCCTGCGGCGTCGTGGTGAGACACGATGCGCTGAGACCGCGCCCACGATGGGCATCGCAGCCGCTCGATGGGCGACCTCTCAGCGCGACCGGCGCTAACCCGCCGGAAGTGGGCTCGGACCCCACCCGCAGACTGCATCATGCGCGCATCGTCGTCCCGATCCGGCTAATTCGTCGAATTAACTGCGGCGATCGGGCGGGGCCCTTGACGCTGATTTGTCAGATTTCGGCGGTCGAGCCCTAATTGGCGGCTAATCAGCGGGTAATCAGCGGCCAATCTTGCCCCTCAAAAACCCTGTGTTTTCAGCAACTTGCAAATTAGCCGTAATAATTTGCATACAGCTATTGCAACCATTCGGCTGCAATGAAATGGTGTCTTTGTCGAAACACCCAACGGAGTGCCTCACATGACCAAGATCATCGCCACCTTCTCCAACGGCTTCACCGACAAGTACAACGGCAAGCGCGACGTAAAGGCCGCTTGGCTGATCACCAAGATCGAGGACGGTTCGGTCTATGCCAGCGGCCACAGCAACGACGCTCTGGCCGCCGCCAAGACGGCCGCCAGCAGCCTGCGCCGCGTCCACAGGACATTTCGCGGCACGATGAGCCTCGGCTGCCTCGCCTCCGTCATGGCGCTTTACGTCCGCCCCACAGGCTGCAAGTCGCTCCGCGAATATAACGACTTCGCCAGCAAGGCCAACGCGGCCGAGGCTGCCAAGTACAAGATCGAGATCATCAACCTCTAACCCACCCCGGCGGGGGCTTCGGCCCCCAGCCACCCACGGAGACTAGACCATGCCTGTGCTGTATGAATGGGACATCGAGGACTACCACGTCGACGGCGACGACGTGATCTGTCTGGATCACGACCACCGGGATAAGCTGGCCGACTTCAGCGGCGCCGAGATCCGCGCCGCGCTGGCGGACCCGGCGGCCGAGGGCACCCGCCTCGTTCTGGTCCGCGATGACTACGACGACCTCGACGGTCTACAAGACCGCCAGTGGGCCTACGTCGACTACGGCAGGCTGCCGACGCACTTCGACGGCGGGAAGGCGGTTCCCAAGCGTTTCCTGACCGAGTTTGCCCGCCGCGTGGCCGCCATATCCTGAATGATTTGAACGACTTGTAAGATACTTGCAGAAAAGTGCATACACCCCCTTGCAACCATTTGGCTGCGATGATCTAAGTTCTGTGTCGAAACACCAAACGGAGCGCCTGACATGACCACCAAGATCCGCATCAGCCCCCGCATCGCCGTCATCGCCGCCGCCCTGAGCAGCCAGTTGCTCCAGACACAGGTCTGGGACAACGAGCCCGCCAAGGCCGACGCCGCCCGCAAGCTCGCCAGCATCGGCCAGATCAAGGCGCTGCGGAACGAGATCATCAGCACCAAGCGCACCCACGCCCACGGCGT